TTGGAGGTCTTTACGCAGGGTTGCCATCTCCGCCAGCGAGAGCGTGAAGTTCTTGCTGATAGACATCGGTTCGCCCTTGGCTGTGACGATGGGGTCGCCGTTCTCGTCTTCACCATGAACCTCAAACTGCAACATAACCTTGGGCAGTTTTTTGACTGTTCCGAGGTAGGTTGACTCTTGGGTTCCCAAGTCAATGACTCGGTAGCATCTTGCAAGATGCATTCCTTGCGGGACAGGGGTAAATTCACCGCCGCCTCCGCCACTTTCTTTCGCTATTAAAGCCATGATTCGCTCCTGATTGATACGGTTTCTAAGGTCACAATTGGACGCTTGGACAGCCCGCATTCACTGCGGATGATGTTCCAGTCGTCCTCGGTAGCAACGCCTGCCTTGGCCCTGTCAAGAGCCTCCTCAAGCATTTGCATTCTTTCCATCTGAAGTTGGTGCATTTCACTTTCGTTATGCATGGTTCGCTTTCAGGTTAAACACGTCGTAGTGTATCATGTTTAATCTGGCGTTGCACAGTAATTTTTTTTGGTGTAACATCAGGTTAATCAAAAAAGGGATATGATGACACTTCAAGAATTTTCCAAAGACAAGCCGAGGGGAACGATGATTGCTTTAGCACGCAAGCTGGGCATCAGCAAGACATGGTTCTCTTTGATTGTGACCGGGCGACGACTACCTAGCCCAGAACTAGCCCGCGACATTGAGTTGCACACAGGTAGGAAAGTGAAGAGGGCTGAACTTCGGCCCGACATTTTTGGAAAGACAGCGAAATGATATGGTACAAATTTCACATTGGAGACTACCTCACACACACGGTGCATCTGAGCGATGCAGAGGACTTGGCGTACCGCCGCCTGCTTGACCTGTACTACATGAGCGAGAAGGAAATCCCTCTCGACATGGACGCGGTGGCTCGCAAAATCAGGCTTGACTTAGACATAACCGAATCGGTTTTGGGTGAGTTTTTTGAAAAGACGGCAACAGGGTATTTCAACAGTCGTTGTGATGCCGAAGTTGCCAAATATCAGTCTCAAGTTGCGGTCAACAGAGCGTTGGGCAAAAAGGGCGGTCGCCCCAAAACCCGCATAGATAAAGGCTCCGCAAGGGTCGAAACCGAATCGGTAACCGAATCGAAACCCAACAATAACCCTAAGAAGATACAGATACAGAAGAAGAATATAAATACATCGTCGAAATTCGACGAGTTCTGGCAACTATGGCCTTCCTCAAAACGCAAGGTCGCAAAGTCTGAGTGCGAGAAGAAGTGGTTCAAGCATGACCTCGATATGGTCGCGGACAAGATTCTGTCTCAGGTTGCTGTTCTCAAGCGCTCTGAGCAGTGGGTGTCTGGCTTTGACCCTGCACCCCTGACGTACATCAACCAGCGCCGCTGGGAAGACGACGACGGTCAGCAGGCTCCAGTAAGGCGCGTGATATGAGCGCCGTCGAGAACTTCATCAACAGGCTTGACAAGGTAAAGGGTCGCAATGGGTCTTGGACGGCGTGCTGTCCAGCCCACGAAGACAAGTCACCATCGCTGTCTGTGCGAGAAGGGGAAGACGGGCGCGTACTGGTGCATTGCTTTGGCGGCTGTTCAGTTGACCAAATTGTGGGCGCGGTGGGCATGGACATCAACGACCTGTTCCCACCCAAGCGAGATTGGTCACAGCAGACCACAACCGTTAAGGCTATGAAGCCAAGGTTCTACGCCAGTGACCTGTTGCGAATTGTTTCGTTTGAGGCGTTGGTTGTGATGATTGCGGCAAGCGATTTGTCTAAGGGCAAGAAGTTGAATGACCGTGACATGGAGCGAATGAAATTGTCCTGTGAGCGAATTCAAGAAGTGGCGAGGTATTGCGATGTCTAACATTCCGATGATTGAACAGCGTGCAAAAGAGTTAGATGAACAACGGCGAATCCGAATCATCAAGTCAGAAGAGGTTGACTTTGAAAAGTATTTGCACAGCACCGACCTGACGCAGAAGGTTCGTGATGCGCAGGCGATGCTAGAGGATGTGCGCGAGGAGTTTTTAAACCCCAAGCAGGAAGTTGCACAGTCAATGCCTTGGAACAAAACCAAGGAGGGCTTTGCCTTTCGCGCTGGTGAGGTAACGCTTTACGCTGGCGGCAACGGCGGCGGGAAGTCGATGATTACAGGGCAGATTGCTTTGAACCTCATCAAGCAAAAGCAGAAGGTGATGATTGCATCATTTGAGATGAAGCCCAAGCGCACACTCACCCGTATGCTTCGCCAGTTCGCTGGTGAGAACATTTACCTGCCACGCTACGTCAGCGCCCAGCGCTACATGAATGAAATCATAGACCGCCTGCAAGTGTTTTGTTTTGACAAACTATGGCTATACGACCAACAGGGAACTGTGACCTCTCAGCAGGTGATTGCGGTGTCTCGTTACAGCGCGATGGAGTTGGGTGTCCAGCATATTTTCATTGACTCGCTGATGAAGTGCGTGGCTGGTGAGGATGACTACAACGCGCAGAAGGCATTTGTTGATGAGTTGACTGCGCTGGCGCGTGACCACAACGTCCACATCCATCTGATTCACCACATCCGCAAGTTGGCGAGCGAAGAGATTCAACCAAACAAGAACGACATCAAAGGTTCTGGCGCAATCAGCGACCAAGTTGACAATGTTTTGATGGTTTGGCGCAACAAGAAAAAAGAACATCAAGCGCAGAACGGAACCGCTGACCGCCTAACACCAGACGCCATGCTGATGTGCGAGAAGCAACGCAACGGCGAGGCAGAGGATTGGTACTCGCTTTGGTATCACAAAGACTCCCAACAGTTCATTGAGGCGCACGATTCATTTCCGATGGCGTTTGATGAGAAAGGGCGCTTTTGAGAATCAGGGACAAGGTTTGGGTAGAGGGCGAAGGTGATGACGAACATCGTCACCGTTGTTTAGTTCGATGGGTTATACAAACACGGTTGAAAGACCGAGACAAGGCAATGAAATGGTTATCCGATTGGCAGAAGAAACACGAAGGCTCAGTGCTTCAGCGCGACGTTTTAGAGCAGTGGCAAAAGGGAAATCGGGGATTGTCGGGAGACTGGCGATGAAGGGGGTTTTCTTTATGACGCTGTGGATTATTTTGATTGTCAACCTTGTGCTGGCAAGCATGACGTTCTGGCGCTGGGTCTGGCAGGTGATGAAGTGATTGAAATTACATTGCCTTGGCCTCCCACGGTCAACACCTACTGGCGGCAGTATCTAGGGCGCATCCTCATCAGTGCAAAGGGGCGCGACTACCGCAAGGCGGTCGCTGACCAAGTTCTGATACAGCGTGCCGCCAAACACATCGACTATGCCATGCGTGTTGAGATTGAAGCGTTCCGACCAGACCGTCGTCGCCGTGACTTGGACAACTTGCTCAAAGCAATCCTTGACTCGCTCACTCACGCAGGCGTGATGGAAGACGATGCGTTGATTGAAGACTTGCGCATTTATTGGGCTGACGAAGTTGGCGGGATGGTCAAAGTCAAAATTGAGGGAGTCCTATGAAACAAGAACCGCAACTGCTTGACATCTTTGCGATGCTTGCATTGATTGGCATTTTGGGTAAAGCAACCAAGTCAGCAAAGCCTGATGAGATTGCCTTTGCGGCGTATGAGCAGGCGCACGCAATGATGGAGGAGCGCTCACACCACATTGAGGACAGCGAATGACAAACCAGATGGACTTTTTTAGCGATGAGCGCGACTTTCTTGCAGAGTTGCGTCGCAATTGGACAAAGACAATTGAGGGCGATGGTGGACACTGCCCCTGCTGTGACAAGTGGGGGAAGATTAACAACTACAACCTGAACGAAACGATGGCGGCAACGCTGAAGTGGATGTCGATTGCTGGGACTGATGGCGACGGATACATCGACATGGGTGCGCGAGCGCCACGGTGGGCGGTGCGAGGCAAGAACTACGCGACGATGAAGTTCTGGGGGTTTGTAGAGCCAGCGCCAAAAGCAAAAGAAAAGAAGATGAGTGGCATCGTGACAAAGACAAGTGGGTTGTGGCGCGTGACGGATAAGGGTCGCGCATTTATCAATGACGGGCTTACCGTGCCAGTCAAGGCGTTTGTGTATGACGACAGGTTCTTTGGGTGGGGCGACAAATTGACCACCTTTGAGCAGTGCTTTGGTCGCAAGTTCAACTACGAAGATGTGATGGCGACCAACTTCAATTGGTTCACTATGAGGAGAGACTGATGGAAACTTTTTTGAATATCCTAATTTTATTTTTTGCAGTGTCTGGATTTTTTGGTTGGGCTTTGGCGCTGTTGGTGTTGTGGTATCACTGGATTTGCAGTCCGAATTGGAATAAATCATGAGCGAAGAACGCGACCCGCACAAGGCGGTTGACTACATCATTGCCAACGCAAAGAAGTTTGCAAAAGCGAAGGCAGAGCGCACCTACATAGAGCATTATCGTAAGAGTTTGAAGGGAATTCTCATGAAGCGGTCGATGGAAACTGCCATCGGTGCGCAGGAGCGCGAGGCATATGCCCACCCAGAAATGGTTCAATTGCTTGAGGGCTTGAGGGCGGCTGTTGAGATTGAAGAGAAGTTGAAGTGGGACATCACCGCCGCTGAGATGCGTGTGGAAATCTGGCGTACTGAGCAAGCCAACAATCGAGCGGAAGGCAAGGCAACGATATGAGTGAGTTAACACAATCCAGCCTAGAAGCCATGCTCATAAAAATCCGCAAACACATGGATGAAACTGGCAAAAAAATCAGTTTGATACCAACTCAGTTGATTGTCCGACCGTCAGATTTAGAGGCGCTCGGACTTACTGTTGATGAGGTTAAAAAAATTATTAAGGAGCAAAGTACATGAACATCTTTCAGAAGGGTGTCATCTTTGGGTTGGTTTTGTTTGCCTTTATTTTTTATTGCGTGGAGTTTTTATGACCAAAGAAGAAGAGACTGAAATTGAATTGGAGCGCATGAAGCAAGCCAGAGATTCATTGTTGATTACGAATGCAAGGCTTCATGGTGAGATTGACCGACTCCAAAAGACGCCAGAAGATGAGGAGTTCGAGCGCATCGAGCGTGAACAGAAGGGGCGCGAGGCGGAGGGCTGGCGCAAGCGTCAAGTCCTGAACTTGCGAACCAGTGTTGAGTCTTTCGATGATTGGGAACACAGCCACCGCCCAGAGCAATACTGGGTCGAGCGCCGCGCATACCTTGCAGGTTTTGAGGATGGTCGTCGATATGAGCGACTCAAAGAAACAAACGACTAAATATGGCAACACTCAAAGAGAAAAAACATATGAGCGCCGTGG